TAAAGATAGGCCAAGAGTGGTACTGGAAAGCCATAGGCCACACTTTTAGAAGGGTGTGTGGACAATGCAGTGAGGAGAATAAATAAGGGGTTTCAATCTCCCAATTGAGCATACTGGCCACCTGAAAGGGAACAACGCAGTTGTAGCTACCGCTTGCGCGCAAGTCCTGGGATGCCCATTAAAATACCCGGTACGCCGGGGGCTAACCAACAAGATGAGAGAAGCAAGGGTTGAGAACGCTACTGGCCGGTAAAGCTCTTATTTGCCAGGGGCATGTCCGAAGACCAGTACATGGCGTTATTACGGATGACCGCAGCAGGTAGGTAGATAGAAAGGGAGATAGGTATGATATTAAAATTACAGTCAGCAGACAAGGATGAAATTATTAGCGGCTTCGACAGGATAAGCTACACAGAGTTAGAAAATGGCGTTGCTGTTGGACTTAGAAGCGATTGTCTTGATTTTCCCGAACAGCAAGCCGCAGGGGATAGCGGAGATCCGGTTTGTGAAATCTGGCTCTATAACGGTACTGAGGTCGTGAGGCAAATACTGTCATTACGCCCAATATATGTAATGAACGACCAGGGGACTACGGTACAGAGACTATATTTGTTCCTTCCCAAGTAGCAAGGGGTTTAGCCCCGGCAAGATTCTTTGGGAACGCTGGCTACTGGCGGGCATGACTAAAACTATGTATAAAATATCATACTATGTGAAACGGGATATCTGGGAATATGAAGAGCGGTTGTTGCCTGACCCCATCGGGGAAGAACCCCTGCATGTCTCATTGCCTCAAGATGTATTTTTAGACGATGTTACCCTTAAAAGGGTAACCAAGTACTAATTAAACTGTATACCCTATCAGAATCTTATCGTAGTGCGTTAGAGACAGGAAAGGGAGGCATAGCCGCCCCCCAATAAGTATTGTACCTCCTTTCTTTAAAATTATGCGTTGTCTATTACACCTTGATTCTCTTCAGCCCACTGTACAAGCTGGCGCTCGGTTTCAAATTTACCGATGACGCAAATTTCTTCCTCGTCAATGCAGGGGTTACCCTTGACTATTGTTAACTTGTACCATGCCATATTAAAATTCCTCCTTATCTAGAATAGCAGCAACTTCTCGTATAATCCGGCCCGTGGTGTTGCCTACCGACTGGCAATACTCTATCGTGGCTTTCCTTTCGGCTGTTATGGCATCTAACTCAAGTATGTCAAACCCAAAGCAGTCATGGGGTATAAGCTGGGCTTTATCCAGGTCGCCATCAACGTGTAGCTTACGGTGTAGTTCGTTAATCCTTGTGCTTGGCCATCCTTTCATTGGTTGCATTATTTTACCTCCGCTTCGTTTAGTGTTTGAATTATATCGGTGCATAAGTCTGATTTGTAGTAGGCTTCATCATTGTTGCGAAAATGATCAAGTATTTCCTCAAGCGCCTTACGCATCTTCGGTGCGGCTGCCATAAGGCGGGCGTTCTCTTTAGAATCTAGCCCACTAGCAACTGCCAAGTATTCGCCGGAATAACACACTCCGCTTTTCCCCGCATCCGGGTTAGCTTCCAGTATGTCGTAGGTGAAGAGGTCTGGGTATCTTGTCTTATTAGTCCTAACAATCCATTTATCCATTATTTTACCTCCTTTTATTCCCATCGAATTCGACGGGTTTAGATTAATCAGGGTGTATTTACCGGCTACCACCTGGTGCCGGTTCCCCAAATATCAACCCACATACAGTACATCTGTACCGTTGGACCTTAGCTCTCTTGCGCCAGGTAAAGCCTGCCTTGGTAACTCTACCATTGCAATTAGGACATTTCATTAATCACCTCCAGGTCTAAAGGGAATATCGGGGAACAAAGCAATCTTGGAGTTCCCCTGTATTCCTGTCAATGTGTGCTCGAATACCCATAATATCGTGCCTAAAATTGAAGTTGTCGGCCTCTAGTAATTCTTGTAACTTGAGTGGGTTGCCGTTAGAGTGGCAGGCGTCAATATCCATTATAGCTGTCATTTGGTCATACTGGACATTGATACTTCTAGCTAATTCTACCCCTCGTTTGGCTATTGCCGACATGGTTTCAATAGTAGCCTTGTCGTTGTTCCAGTTTATCATTATCCTTACCTCCATTACTTACCTAAAGTATATATGTTAGTTGGTAGTTTGTCAAGCATTTACCAACCATTATTACATCCTTTCTTAAAATAAGTGGGACATCCCTACTTGACAAATAAGAATAAGTGTGCTATAATAAAGGTAGCCCCAAACAAGAAAGCTAAAGCTCCCCTAGGGGATGGTGTTTTATTAGAGGTTCCGGTCTCAGGCATAAATAGTCTATTATCCGAGGTGTTTCTATTGGCTACTATTATCAAACAATATATCGATATCAAAGAGGATATATCTAACCAGGAGAGGAATGGTCCTGTTACAATCATACCTCCACCTCCAGGCTTTATACCACCTAAACTTTCAAAGAGAAAATACCCCGGACTTAAGGATTATCAAATATACTAATGAACGAACTGACTAAAGAGCGAGAGCTGAATATACGTCAACATAAGTTCGCTCTATTCATTTATCAAGGGCATACCCAGAGAGAAGCCTGGGAACTGGCGGGCTATTCTACTAACTACGCCGATAAAATCATCGACCAGAACGCCTGTAGATTAGCTAACACAAGTAGGATTAAAGCAAGACTAGCCTACTTGATTGAGGCTGGTATGGATTCACCCACTATCGCTACAGTCCAAGAGCGCAAGTCCATACTCACTAAGATAGCACGCAATGGTGAGCCAAAGCACCAAATACCTGCTATCAGCGAGCATAATAAGATGGATGGGTTAAATGTCATCAACCCGATTCACAATGACATAAAGTTAGTGGTAGTCTATGATGATAAGAGCAACAAGCCGGACGATAGAGTTATCGACCCGGCCCAAATAAACGCCCAGATATCGACTACAGAGGTTGTAGAGGGGGAGTACAGTGAGGTGGATGATGATTGACAGGCTCAAGGAGGCCGCCGGCCTGGTGGTAATGGCTACCCTAATAGTGCTGGCAGTACTCCAGATTAACGGCTGGTGATAAATGATGGGTAGTATTGATAGTGATGGTTATACTGATAGTGGTCGGCTACCTGGCGGAGAATGGGTGACAATCTGATAAAGAGGTGTGGTGAGCATGGGTGGGCTGCGTTGGGGTGACGGCTGCCATGTTTGTTACCTTCTTAATGAACCTACCTATACTACCCCAGGCACCCGAGAACACAGAAAGCAGATACGATAAACCCTGTTCCGCAGATTTTTAAGGTAAAAAGCAAAGCTGGTTTCTATTTTATTTTTACAGTCGAATTTAAGTTAGGTTAACATAAAGGATAAAGACATGAATTTAAGCAAGAAGTGTGAAGTGTGTCATACTTATTTAGTACAGGATTATAAAGAGAGTGACCGTGTTATCAGGGAAGAGGACAGGGAGAAGGATGGGAGTCATTGTCCTAAGTGTAGTATTAAATATGTAAAGAATGTGGAGTAGCCATGTTATGTCCTAAGGCAGTTGAAGAACGCACCAAGGTTGGGATAATGATGTGCAAGAAGCACGTAGACGATGATGGTATGCACCGGCCTGCCGAGAAGGAATTATACATGGACAAAGACGGGGACTACTGGTTATACTGTGAGGGATGTCCTCACAATCTTTGTAAATTTGATGAGAGGATACACGAAAGGTATGACTAAGGAACGAGAGGGTGATAGATGAACCTAAGTAAGAAAGAGGAAAACATCATAGAGTGGTTACGAGACTTACCCCCGTTTGGAAGGACTGAAGTAACGATAGTCAAGCATGAAGGGGAGATACAATACATAGAGGAAGAGCTTAAAGTGGGGAAGATAAAGGTCTAACCGAAAACGGAGGATAAATGAAATCAGATGATACCCCAGCAAAACGAGAGGTTGTCCTAAGGGGAGTTAGAGACCAAGTAACGACTGAGCGGGGGGAATGTTTGGCACGGGCATGGGCGGGTTGTTCGCAAGAGTTCAGGGATAAATGGGGACAGCGACTCAAAATCCAACCGAAGAACTAGGGGAAGAATGGCTGAATCAGTAGATGTACTTATACGCCTTCGGAACTCTACCGAGCATTATCCTCAGCAGCGGTTTATTCAATCAACGTACAAGAGGATAATAATACGAGCTGGCCGACGTGGGGGAAAAACGGTTGGCATGGCTCAGAAGGCGATACATGCCTTTCTTAAAGGGAGAAGGGTTTTATATGCTGCTCCAACGGGTGAACAGACAGACGCTTTTTGGTTTGAGGTTAAAAGGGCTTTACGAGGGGCTGTGGAGGCTGGTGCTTTTAAGCTCAATGAGCAAGAACGATGGATAGAGAAGGTAGGCACGCAACAGAGGATTAAGGCAAAGACGGCCTGGAACGCCGACACTTTAAGGGGAGACTTCGCTGACCTGTTAATCTTTGATGAATGGCAATTGACTGCTGAGGATGCTTGGGATGTTGTTGGGGAACCCATGTTATTAGACAACAACGGAGATGCGGTCTTTATCTACACACCACCCAGTCTTAAATCGTCAGGTATAAACAGGGCAAAAGACCCCAGGCACGCCTCAAAGATGTTCAAGGCAGTGCGGAACGACACAACCGGACTGTGGGAGACCATACACTTCACCTCACACGACAATCCGTTCTTATCAAAAGCAGGTTTGGAGATTATAACTGAGAATATGTCTCGGGACAGCTATCTTAAAGAGATTATGGCCCAGGATGATGACGAAGAAGCCAATCTTTTAGTCTACGGCTGCTTTAATGAGGACATCTGCAAGGTTAAAAGGTTCGTTATACCGGAAGATTGGCCGGTTTACTCGGGCCACGACTTTGGGACGGCCAACCCTGCTGCGTTATTTGCTGCGCAAGAACCGAATACCGGCTTTTTTTATCTCTTTAAGGAGTATGTACCCCCTAAAGGCTATTCTACATACCAGAATATCCAGAATTTTCACCGTTCTATCGTTATTCCAGGTGAAGAAGGCAAGGAAGACCCCAAAACCTACGATGTCAAGGGCAGGGTAGGCGGCTCACCGCAGGAAGATGAGATAAGACAGGGCTATTCGTCACAAGGTTGGCCTATTGTAGCGCCATTTGTCACCAGGGTACTAAATCAAGTGGACAGGGTCAAGCAATTAATGGAGAAAAACCAGATATTTATATTTGAAGACCTCCATGTTACCCTCGGTCAGATAAACAGTTGCCTCTTTAAACTTGACGATTTCGGGCAGAAAACCAATGAGATTAAAGACGAAAAGAAGTTCCATACATTAGCCTGTATGAGGTATTTATTCTCCCTGTTTAGGCCGATACAGGAGAGGATACCTCAGAAAGAAGTAGCCAAATGCTATATACCGGGGGCTTCAAGGCGAAACCCAAACCTTCCATCCTTGCGAAAGGCTCATCATAATTAAAGGAGTAATATGATAATCATTAAACAGCAAGGAGAGCAAATCTCCATTGATGGGACATTTGAGATTTATGGCACACAAGAGCAATTACTCAAATTTTCCCAGCAATTAAGAGACCAAAGTTTGCGCCGGCAGGTGGGATGGGTGCAGATAGACACCGAAGCTGAGATGGTAGTCCAGAAAGTAGTACCATTCAAGGAAAAGGCGGCAACTCTAACCGAATGAGGGGTGATATGACAAGATTGGGATACGCAAAGTGCGAGAAATGTGGAGTTATCTTAAACCAAGATAACGACTCCCCGTCTGAGATTTATGACATGTGTTTGGCTTGCTGGCTTAAATCACGGGAGGGTAGGCGTTGTAACCCGGAATATTTAAAAACCCTAATGAAGTAACTAGCCACTATTAAATTATAATAGCCGACCGACAACGGAGGCGTTACCGAAAGGTGCGCCTCCTATTTTTTTATTGGGAGTTAATATGATAAGAGTAGAAAATGCTGGTGGTGGGGGTGGCGGTTCCGGTGATGTAACCGCTGCTGCCAATCTAACAGCCGATGCTATTGTAGTTGGAGATGATGGAGCTAAGGGTGTAAAAACCCAAGCCGGTGTTTCGATTGTAAGCGACAACCTTCATATCCTCGGACAAAAGGAACTCCGTTTCTATGAAGGTGTTAACTATGTAGGCCTTGAAGCCCCCGCTTTAGCTGCTGACCAGATTTGGGTACTTCCTGCTGCTGATGGTAACGCCGATGAGTTCATAAAGACTGACGGTAGTGGAACTCTATCCTTTGCTGCCCCTGCTGGTGGCGGCGATATGCTAATTGCCACTTATGATCCTACTGCTGTATCCGGTGACGCTTTTGATGCGGATAACCACGCCGTAAAGATAAAGGCAGGGGCAACCTATACTAACACTCAAGACTTTATGAACTTCTTTGGAGACAGGACTCACTTATCAGGCTGTGTTATCAGCGAGACTTCCCCTGCCGATGGTACGATAGCCGTATCTGCTGGTACGGCATGGTGCAAGGAAACCGATTCAGACACAGCAGAGGGGGTGTTCTTTGACTTCGCCGGCGCTTCTGCTATCGCCCTAACTGACCTTACCGCTAATCCTGTCTATCTGGACTATAATGGTGGTACTCCCCAGATAGTGGTGGCTACTAGCGCCTTGACTTACGGCTTTCAGCAAGACCATATCCTCTTGGGTGTGGCCTATAGAGATGGCACGAATGTTCACTTTATACAGATTTGCACAATAGGCATACAGAGTGCCAACCGAGCGCACATGGCGCATGTAGAACACGGAGCGCATAGAAGTTCCGGTATGGTCACTACCGCTACTGGAACTCGCAACCTTGCTGTTAGTACCGGAGTTTTACATTTAGGTATGTGCAGGATAACAACTCCCCCCTTTACTACTCCAAACGCTGGCACGGCAGACGCTACCGAATCCAATAAACTCCATGATGCAGACGGAGGCTTTGTTGCAACAGACGTAGGTAAGAAAGTCCATAACACCACAGACAATACCTATTCAGAAGTAACTGCTTATGTAGACGCTGGCGAGCTAACCCTCCGTGACGACATATTTGTGGATACTGAGACATATGACCTTGATATTTTCTCTTATTGGTACTATGACGGGGACTTGGGGACTCCGGCGTGGGTAGAAATTCCAGGCTCTACGGCTATTGATAATGTTCAGTACAATGCTACAGCCACTGGTTTAGCCAACCTCACCACTAATAGATTCGGTGTCCATTGGGTCTATATGGACTTTGACGGACACTTACATATTGTCTACGGGCAGGGAGATTATACTGCGTCTGAGGCAGAAGACGCTGAAGTGCCTTCTTCATTACCTAACGTAGTAAATGCCTTTTCTGTAATCATAGCCAAGATAATCAACCAGGAAGGGACGAATACTTTAACAATCACATATCCGTGGACTGAAGCATTCCTGAGTTCCCTTGCCACAGACCACGGCTCATTAGGTGGCTTGACCGATGACGACCACCCACAATATATCAAGGATACCGAGTTCACCGCCGCAGACGAGATTATCGTAGGAACGGGGGCTGGTACACATGGACAGGTTACTTTAGCCGCCTCTCAAATATTGGGTAAAGCTGCTGCTGGTGCTACCACTAACCTTACTGCTGCCAATGTCCGAACTATCATTAATGTTGAAGATGGGTCTACAGCCGACCAGACAGGTGCTGAAATCAAGACAGCCTACGAAGCTGAGGCAGATACCAACGCCTATGATGATGCTGCCGTAACTAAACTAGCGGGTATTGCTACGAATGCTAATCTATATGTACATCCCAATCATTCGGGTGATGTAACCTCTGCTGCCGATGGCGCCCAAACCATAGCTAATAGTGCCGTTACTTATGTCAAGATGCAGAATGTATCTGCTACTGATAAGATATTAGGGCGCTCAAGCGTTGGCGATGGCGTTGTAGAGGAAATTGCCTGTACTGCTGCCGGTAGAGCTTTACTAGATGATGCGGATGCTGCTGCCCAAAAAGCAACACTGAGTCTCAACAATGTAGAGAATACAGCACATTCATCTGATGCACACACTATGACAATAGATGGCAGGGATGTCTCGGCAGACGGGACTAAGTTAGATAATGTTGTATCCAATACACAAGCTATAACCCACGCTATAACGGACAATAAAACCGTGACCGTAGATGGTACAACCAATGCTCCCGCAAATGGCGACTATGCTAAGTGGACAGCCAATGGCTTGGAGGGCATGGAGAAATCGCAAATACTCTCCGACTTGAATGTGGCTGACGGCGCGGATGTAACCGGAAGCAATACCTGTGATACCCCTGGAGGTGCAGGGACAGATACAACAGCCGTACATGATAACGAGGCCAACGAGATTAGTGGTATAGCTGAAAAGGAGAGTCCGGCAAATGCCGATATTTTGATTATTGAGGACTCGGCAGCCTCCTATATCAAAAAGAAAGTTCAGATAACCAACCTACCCCCCGGAACCCCTGGCGTTAATTCTATAAATGATACCCACATAGACTGGGGAGCGGGAGCTAATCAGGTAGACGCTGACGATGTTCCTGAAAGTGCTACCAAAAAGTGGGCAGGTGAAACCGGAGCCACCACAGACCAGACAGGTGCTGAAATCAAGACAGCCTACGAAGCTGAGGCAGATACCAACGCATACAATGATGCCGCTGTTAGTAAATTGGCGGGTATAGATGTTGGTGCTGACGTTACAGGCTCTAATGCCCCACAGGCGCATAAGGCTTCTCACCAGAATGGCGGTGCTGATGAGGTTTCCGTTGCGGGATTGTCTGGATTACTGGCAGATGACCAGCATGTCCTAGACGCTGAGGTTATAGCTGCTGCTATTGACAAGACAATACAGACTGCCAAGGGTGATTTGCTGGTTGCTACCGCTGCTTCCACTCCTGCAAGGTTGGGCGTAGGGGCTAACGATACCGTTCTTACCGCAGACTCAGGTGAAGCATCTGGGGTTAAATGGGTTGCTGCTGGCGGCTCATCCTCAGCAACTGGTAGCTATACGGGTAATGGTACGGGTGGACGAGGCATTCCACATGGATTGGGGGTTATCCCCTTATTAGTTTTAATATGCAGAAGTGGTTATGGCGGCTTCTGGGGTATTATGTATACTGTTGCCGAATTACATTCATTATCGGCTGCCACTGATGAAGGTATTACCGTATCAGATACAACTAATTTTTATTTACCCGCATCATCCGGTAATTTTAATGGGGCTACTTATTATTGGGTAGCTTTTGGATAATAAAATGAAATATATAAAAAGAATTGATTATTCAGGTAAAACTTTAACCGTTGAAAGTTATTCCCATGACCTACCTGTGAGTGGTGGAATCGTTATTGAAAAAGCAGAATTTGATGCTTTTATTTCAAACCTTCCCACTACCAAACCGCCGCCTATCCGTAATGTGTTTAAAGAACTAGACGACCTCAAAATAAGAATAGAGAAGTTGGAGAATCTATAAGGGCTACATAGAATTACTGGACTTACCGGAGGCGCCCCCCCCCAGCGGGATTCCCACATTCACAGGTTATAATTTGTTAGATGAATTTGACGGCGTAGCAATTGATGAGATTGACGGAGTATAGGAGATAAAATGGCAAGTTCAGTACCCCCAAAGAAAGGCGCTGCTTTAACTACATCTACCTCATTGGTATCAGCGTCAGACGGCACCCTCTTCCAAGACGACCCCACTCTCGCTGCGGGCGACGTGAAGGTATCAAAAGATGGTGGGGCTTTTGCTAATATAGAGACTTTGCCAGTTGCAATAGCCACCAACAAGAAAGACCTCACGGTAGTTCTTAGCGCAGCAGAGATGAACGCAGACAAAATTGTAGTTCAATTCTCCGATGCTGCTGGAGCTGAATGGTGCGACCAGAAAATGACTATCCATACTTCAGTAGATACTTTCGATACCTTGTATCAGGGTTTCTTCGGGAATTGGGTGATTGTCAATAACCAATTGATTATGTACGACACCGATGGTACGACAGCCCTCAAGACATATAATCTCTTTCAAGACGGTACAGCCACCGAGTTCAACCCCGATGAAAGGACAGAAGTCTAATGCCGTTACTAACAAGGGGGTTATCTCATTGTACGCTGTTAACCTATGGACTTGGCAATTTTATGGTCTGGGACAATTATCAATATCCCTCCAGGCCAGGAGCCAAGATAGGTTTTATCAATCAGGCTGTAGATATTGCCATTGAAGAGAAGGATGGCGTTATGGGGATGGAAGTTGTACCAGGGCATGGCATGGAATTTGAAGACCATATTCCGATAATAAGGATGGACTAATGAAGAAATACTTTGTGAATAGCGCCATTCCGCTAGCTTTCACGGTAACGGTGAACGGTGCCGAAACTAATCCCGATTCTGTCACCGTCAATGCTTATGGGCCTGACGGGAAAAGGATATGCTCAGGCAACGCTACCATCAAAAAGGCTGAGGCTTCGTTTGTGATTGAGAATGAGTATGTCACCGTTCCTGGCGAATATACCATCGTTTTCAGTGTATTCCTTAAAGAGTATGGGGAGAAGAACCACACCATGAAGGTTCCCGTTCTTTCTATGCCGGTCAAACCCAGGATACAGAGAGCGGAACTAAGGGATACAGAGAGCGAAAAGGAGAACCAAAATGCTCGATACTAATGCTAAGTTAGCCCTCAAGGAACTGGATGATGCCAAAACAAGGCGAAAAGACCTGAATGACCGCTTTGACGCTGACTTTGAATTGTTCTGTGGTAAACCTTTTATAATGCCAGCAGAAACGGGCAAGTGGAGAAACATAACCTCTAACCGCTCCCAAGCGGAGGGTTGGAAGATTATCAATATCCTTGCATCTTCCAAGCGCAAGCTCTTTATTGAGGAAGAAGGGAAGAACGCCGATGAACGACAGAAGATAGCCAATTCCGAGATGCTGGTAAACGGATTACTTTATTCAGCAGATTTGGAATACGACCAGAGACCCGACCACCCTGATGTTAATTCTCTTATGGCCTTTTATCAGACGCTACGGGGCTGGCAAGTTCTCTTTCCCCTGGTACGAAGCGATGGGGACAGGGAACCGTGGCTTGACCTAGGGATATGGGATATCAGAAACACTTACTGGGTAGAAGGCAAGAACAGAATTATCCGAGTGTTCTACGAACGTAACGATACCGTGGCCGCTATCAGAGACGAGTTTCCGGGCTTTAATAAAACGGCTGACGCTAAAACAGGGCTGGTTACAATTACTATTGTTCTTGACCTTGATACTAAAACAAATAAGGTCTATCAGGCGGTCAGCGACGGCACGGAATGGTTATTGGAACCAGAAGTGCTTAAAGTTGGTAACAAGGAATTGAAGCATATCCCGATACGGATTAAGGCCGGTGGCGCAGTACCCTTGATATACGACCAGAATACAAATAACCTTGAGAAAGTGGGTGAGAGTTATCTTGTTAATAATCGTGCCCTTCAGGATGCTGAGAGTGAATTACTAACCTATGCCAATGAGAGGGCTTCCAGAGAGGCCAAGGCTGCAACTTTAGGCAGTTATGACAGTGCTAAGGGTTCGAGCGAACCGCCTGATATTGAGAGAGACCCCGGAGAGGCTGGGAGCATACTTTGGCTCGATGAAGGAAAGGGGCAGAAGATAGTTCAGCCAATGCCGATGTCACCAGGAATGGTTATCAATAATGCGTTAGTTCTAGTACAAGGTATGCAGAGTGCCGGGGGGCTTAGTAAGATAGCTTTCGGTGAACAAAATATAGCTCTCACGGCTACTGGTACGGATATTCTGAACCATAATACCAAGGAGCATATCTGGCCGTTCAAGCTGGGAATGGAGAACAGTTACAGTTGGCTGGCGCAGGAGTCAGTCTCTCAGTATAAGGCGGGTAGTTTTGGGACTACGAAGTTCCATGGCTACACAGCGGAGTTCAAGAAGTTCACTACGGACTTAAAGCCAAGCGATATATTAAATGACCGTGAGTTCAAGGCTGAACTTCACGTCAATGAAGTTACCGCACTTCCCACTCATTCCGGTATGGCGATACAGGAGAGAAAAGCCAACCTATTACCTCTCAGGGAACTCTTATCACGCCACGGCCTGTCTGATGACCCTGACCGAAGCATAAAGGCGTTGAGGCAGGAACAATTTGAGGAAGCTACCGGGACGGGGCATGTCGCTGGACTGGTAGCTATGATTGAAGATTACGCTGATACCAAGGACAAGGGCATACTCTTACAGATAGATTATGCTATCAGGTCTATGCAGGGAATGTTATCTCAGGGGCAAAGTGCTGGCGGAGAAAGCGGGGGTCAAGGCTTACCGGAAGGGGGCCAAGGCAGGCCGTTATCCCCAAGAAGTACCGGCTTAACAGCTAGAACTGCCCAAGCGTCAGTCCCAGTCCCGGTACAGGAGGCTGCTCAAAATGGTGGAGTTTAACGAATTTAGCGTTGTAAACGCTCCGGCCAAACAAACAACAGACAGGGCTTCTCTGCTTAGTTCCTATGCTGACCAAGGGTATAAGGTCGGCAACCCCATTTATGAGACCGACAGGGATATTATCATAGACTATATAGGTCAGCATGGCTACGCGCCTAACCCGCAAGAGATTGAGCAGGGAAGGGAAAGTGTGGGTTTTGATTACAGAACAGACCCGTTTACCGAGAGTTCAACAATGGGCAAACTTGGCTTTGGTAATTTGAGGGAAGCGTGGAATGTGTGGAACACTGGTGGAGCCTATGGCGCAGGCGAAGGTGCGCTAAAGCCTGACCCAGAAAGAGATGCTGCGTTAAGAGTCCCGTTCCAACCCCCTACGATGGAAGAGGCTCTTATGAAATACTCGCCGGAGCAAGTGGCTATGGCGAGGATAGAGGATTATAAGACCACAGTGGATGCGGAAATAGGTGCCGCCGCAGAAGAACTCCAAAGCCGTTACGACGCTCAATACGACGATATAATTACACAACTAAATAATGGGACCATTACCAACGACCAAGCTATACAAATGAGGGACGAGCTTGAGGTGTGGTTTGAGGCCGAACAGATACCATTAAAGGATAGGCTGATAGATATGGCCGATATTCAAAGACAGTTTGGCCAGGGTGTGCCAGCCTCACAATTACCGTATCTTCAGGAATCAATGGGGGTAACTGGGGCGGCGGCGCAGGAACTTTATAACCAGATACTCCCCACCTATCAGGCAGAGTATGATCGCGTACAGGCTAATATTCCTCCTCCAGATTTAGGCCCGCAGATGTTTGACGAGCCACCGGCTCAAATAGAAGCTTATGTCGGTAGACTAGGATTAACCCCTGAATATCAGGATTGGGTACGCCGGGCGGCGCAGGACTTCTTCTACGACTGGCAGCGTAGTGGGAGACGGGGTGATTGGATAACAGCCTTTAACGAATACTTGAAACGGGGAGGCAGATAATGGCTACAGCACAAACTCCAGCGATAACTAAACCGGCGGGGGCTGCGGATTCATGGTGGCACACCTATGGTAGCGGGAAAACAGGATACGAGGAGCCTGCGAAGATACAACCAAACCTCGCTTTCCTTCGGGCTAATCCACAAGTTGCTTACCAGCGAAAGGTTGAGGCATCCTCTCATCCCACCTTCTTCCGGAACAGGTACAATGACTTCTATAACAGATACCAATCTCAGTTAGGAGAGATGGCGGCTAACCCGTTTCAACCTCGGGGTTTAAATGAATCAAATGAATCGTATAATGCGAGGTTCGCCGCACAACAGGAACTCCCTCGCAGTTTCTATGACTTCCTCGGTGGTTTAGACCTTGACCTCGAATATGCCCAAACAACCTCAAGAGAGAAGGGTTTTCGCACACAGACCGCAGCGCCACGGACAAGATTTTTAACCGGTTTCTAGGAGAGAAATGTCTGATAGATATGATTTCTTAAAAGATATTATTAAGAATCCGACAACCGAATTACGTGGCTTAGAGAAGCACGCCCGCGATGCGTTCTTATTGGAGCAACTACGAAGAGTGGGAGCACAACCACCCACGCAACCCGTAGCTGGCCCCAAAGACAGGATTCCTGCTGGCGGTTTCACGTCGCCACCTGTGGACTATCTTGGTGTGTCAAAACCGACACAGATACCGGAGCCGATAGTAAAAGGCATTGAAGCGTTGTGGTCGCCGTTTGAACTTGGAGGACAGATAGTCCATTCCGTAGTAAAAGGGACTGGCTATACTCCTGAAGAAAAGAAATTCCTTGATAACTACTCCACTATCTATGAAGGCACGAATAAACAGATAGAAGATTTAATCCGTACTGGAGACTTAACCAAAGACGAAGGTTCCGAATATATGAAGGCTCTTATTGATACTCGAAATGTTCTCCAAAGAGGAGAGCAGGAACGGTATAGAGCCTTGCCCACGTGGGAAAAGTTGATATCCGAATTACCATTATTAATAGCGACTGGGGGTATGGGACTGACCGCTACGCAAATAAGGGCTTCGCTTGCTCCTACCGCTGCGAGAGGGGGAGTACCTGGTGCATTGGCTCAAACGGGGAGAATCGGGTTGGCTCCATTGGCTGGTGTGGAATATGCCACAGGGCAAATATTAACATGGACAATAGGCAAGCCCCTATCTGCCTTATTCGGGAAGATAGGGTCGGCCAGAACAGCAGCGGCATGGCATAAAACACCCTTCTACCAGGGGATGAGGGCAGACCTGAAGGGGACTCCCTTTGAAAAAGACATGGCGAGTGCCTTTAATCTTTGGCGAAAAGGAAACAGCGAACAAGCCGAAACCGTAATGAATAATATCTTCGCCAATGCTAGGGCTGGTCGATATGGAGGATTTGAAAAAGCGGGGGCAAAACCCCCGAAAGATATGGGGGAATTAATAAAGGGGATACCCGAATTCACCCGTACCCGCACTGATATAACAAAGACTGGTATCAAGACAGGTGCAGTAACCGAACCCGCCCCCTCCCTTACTGCTATGCAAAGGGCAAGGGCCGAACTAACACCTGAAGTACCATCTCAACCCACAGCGGTTACGCCTCCACAGCCTCCCGCTCAACCCGTACCAGAAACCCCACAACCAATATCTGAGGGGTATACAGAACCGAGTGGTGTAATCCCCCAACCGAGCGAGGCAGTGCCGCCACCTGAAGTGATATCAGCAGAGGATATTGCCGTAACAGAAGTGAGTGGGGTTCCCCCAAAACCTCCCAAGGATTGGGGTAAAATCGGAGGTCAACTCTATGACGACTTCAAGGGGCAATCTTCTGACCCGACACCAAATACCATTCCTGCTGGGGGCAAAGCGCAGCGTGCATGGGGTGGGGTTGAGAAGGTTACAACTGACGAATTTGCACGGTTGAACCGACTGGGGTGGGAGGCGGAATTAGACGTTGCTATGGTCAGGGCGGCAGATACTCAATCATCTCAACTATACCGTGAAACAATGCTGTCAATCAGAAATAGCCTTAATAATGATAGTGACTTGTTAACCCATGTAGACGATTACCTTACACTTAGGCATCAACTTGAGGTCTTGAAAGCCACTGGGCGCAAATACTTCACTATTAAGAAGGGAACGACAACCAAAAGATTCACCGCCAATCAAATAGGACTGATTTTCCAACAGATGAAGTCACAACTTGGTGCTGAGAATTACGGCAGGGTGAAGGAAGCAGCATCTCACGTTCCTGCTGTTTACAACCAGATATTGAAGGACACACAAGAACTTACCCAAAAACAGATAGATGGTCTTATCAAGAAATATCCTTGGTATAATCCTATCCTGTTTAAGAATGATACTGTTCCTGCCAATATTAACAGCAAGTTAAGTTCCAGACAGGTCAGAGAGTTAACTTCCTTGGAATCGGACAAGGAGAATATATCACCCCTGTTATCCTTGCCGTCTACTATTGCCAAAAGGATGAAGGCACAAGCTATCAATACTGCCAGAAAGTCTGTGGCGGAACTTGCTGTTGACCCTAAAAATGCCCAACTTATCGGTGGGGGGGTAGAGATTGTTACCCAAAAGCCAGGGGGGTTATCTATTGATTACTTTGAGAATGGGGAACGGAAATACCTGAAACTCGGCAAGGGCAGCGAATGGCTAGCGCAAGACATTGAGTTACTACAGAGACAACCCCCACATGCGGTTATTTCAATGGTGAGGTCTCTACAGAATCTATCCAAGATGTTTTTCACCACATACAATCCTGGCTTCGTTGCTTGGAATACAGCCTTTGATGGAATGGTTGCTTACTTTTCGGAAGGTATCGGCCCCTGGGGATTCGGAAAGGCACTTGCGGGTAATATCAAGGGAATGTTTGCGGATGTTCCGGGGCTTAACGAGTTTAAGCGTTCTGGTGGAGAGATGTTTGGCTTCTTTGAAAAGGGCAGAATGGGCGAGGAAGCAGTTGTTACCCCTTACATAGCTAAAGAGGGGGGGCGCTTAGTTCTAAAGAACCCGGAGAGTCTGAAACGCCTTATTAACCCCTTTACTCTCATAAGGGAACTCGGAGTAGCTGGGGAGAACGCCGCAAGGAGAGCAACTTATGAGAAGACCATTGAGGAAGGGCTTACACCTAAAGAGGCGGCGTTAAGAGCAAGGCGAGTTACGGTAGATTTCACAAGGTTCTCTGCGGCTTCAAGGATTATAAACGATTGGTTCATTTACTTTAACCCAGCCACGCAAGGTCTCCTTGTACCGGGCAGGGCAATAGCCAAGAACCCCCGTTCCCTATGGAGGTTGGGGGCGCTTATAGCGGGATATATGGCTTTAACATTCTACAACCAGGGCTACGACGAATATGATGATGTCCGTGATTCGGATAAGGTGGGTAAATTACTAATTATGCTCCCCTCTGACGAATACAACAAGTATGGTCAGAAAGTACCTCATTATTTAACACTCCTGCCATTTCGTGAATTTGCCGTTTTTACCGCACCGCTAGAGTATCTTATGGGCAGGTTGCGAACAGAGGAGCCGGAAGCGTATAGGTCACTTGCTCAAGAATGGGGTGCGTTATACCCCATAATAACCCCCCTGAGCATGATAAGCGAAACAGGGGGAATTGTTATGCCAACCCAGATAGGTGCGACGATACAGCAGATACAGCAAAACCATGATGATTTTAGAGACCGTCCCATTGTTGATGATGAAATGGAATTACTCCCCCCCGCAGAACAATACGACCAATATACTAATGCAATGGCAATCAGGATAGGACAGGCATTGAACATGTCACCAAAGAAGTTGGATTTCTTCGTTTCTAATATGTTCGGAGCCCTTGGTGGTGATTGTTTAAGAGCGGTAGACTCAGCAATTCGGGTTATTGATAAGGAAGCCGTGGATGAACGAATTGCGGGGCTTGTGGATGAGTTGCGAACAATTCCAACTGAAGTGCCCCCCAACCAGATAGAAGTTGCCAGAGAGACATTTCTTGAGGGATTATCCACTGAAGATAGGCAACTTGTCCTGAATATGGAACGCATGCCAGATGATAAGATTCCGCTTATCACAGGTATAGTCAGGCGATTTTTCAAGGATTATGGCGGGCAAGTATATGCTACTGCGAAGGAAAAGGCTCTTGCCTCTCGCACACTTGACGATTATCCCCCAGAGGCGTTAGAGGAACTGCAGGGGGCAGCCGTTGAAAATGCCAACAATCTTCTGAGTGGAAAGATTACTAAATATCAATACGACCAAAGCAGGTCACGATATAGGGCTTATTATTCCGGCACAGCCACCGCAGAATGGCGACAATCAATGATTGAGGGGGCGGTAGCTAGGGCTGATGTTGACAAGTTTGCACCCGAATCTTATCAGCGTTCTAAGGAATTTCAGGCTGTTAGCGCGTATATGGAGATAAGTGGAGGGCTTATTGATAAGGCTGGCGGTGTCTTGGATTCAGATACATGGGATGAGATAGAACAAGTTACCTTTTTAGAGATGAAGAAGCATTACTCGGAGGCTGAAATCCAATATGCACTCGCCCATAAAGACGACTGGATTGATAAGTTACCAGAGCCAGCCCGTACAACAGAGAGGCAACGAGCAAGGGGTATCGAAGATGAAACCTGGTGGGACAATTATCGGGGCGGTACAACGACCTTCAATAGGCCAGGAGAACGATCTAGCGCCAAAGATATGCTAGGGCTTAACAAGGCTCCAAGCGCATTAGGAGAACGATCTAATGCTAGGGAGATGTTAGGCATTAAATAAAGAAATTCAAGGAGGAAACTAATAATGGGAGACACGGTGGAGACTACTGAACCAGTAGTGGAGCAGCAAGAAGATACGCACGTTATACGTGATGGTGATTTTCTGGCTTCGCCTGACAACCAGGATGCTTCAAACGACAACGCAAGCTCAGAAGATGCAGCCCCAACTCCAGAGCCATCCGAGGAAAAACCAGCCGAGGAAACCTATGAGCAGAAGGTCGAGCGTCATGCTAAGTCTATTTCTGATAAGTCCCTACAGACCTATCAGGATAAGGCCGTAACTGACGGAAAGACCATATCTGACCAAGCCTCGGAAATAGCGCAACTCAAACTCGATGCCCAGACACGCACTTGGGATAATGGTATTGATAGTGTGTTCAAGGAAGACATGAGTGACATTGGGGAAGAGGGTGCTAATAAGCGCAAGGCTACCTTGGAAGGTATGAAAGCGGAGGTTTTGGAGGTCAGGAACAAAGAGGTAAAAATCAATCAGGCAATGGCTCTGCTTGGGAATGTAGAACTAGAGCCGCTCCTGAAAAGCCTCGGAGTTAAAACCCTGGAAGAGGGCGCTAACTATTTGAGTGGAGCGCATTTGAAAATCATGGCAATGACGGATGTTGACGAGATGATGAACCCTGATAGGCCGAAGGAGGACAAGGTACGCGATGCCTATATCCAGAAACTCTCAGGCGCAGCGAACCAGACCGACTACAATAACATCAAGGAAATTATCAGGGAAACCATCGTCTCTAAAGCCAAACCGTCTATACCCGCTGGAACACATCAGGGAGGTGGGGGAGTACCTTACGACCCGAACAACCCCACGGCCTCAGTGTCCGCAGCCTTTGAAAAATACAAAAAATAGTGAGGTAATAAAATGCAAACTTTAACCGAGTACGAGTATCTCGATAGAGATATAATTTTAAGGGGTGTGGTGGATTGGATGATTAAGGAAAGTCCGATGCTCAAAGCACTCCCCATGAAATCAATGCAGGGTAACTCGTTGAAATACAACGTGTCAACCGTCCTGCCTGGAACCGCATGGGTTCAATCGGGAGACCAACTGGTAGAAACCACCGGTACCTATGTACAGAGAAGCGCCGACATCTACACCATGATTCAGACCGCTTACACGGACAAGGGTGCCATCAAGCTGAACGGGACTCAGAACCCCGAAACCATCGATACCGAATTAGCTGCTCAGGCTATGGCACAAGAGTTCGAGAGAGCGCTAGTCCTCGGCCAAACCAGCACGGCGTCCAACTCCAAGGAGTTTAAGGGTCTTTTCCGGCTACTGGCCGAACTGGAATCTGAATCGACTACCGACCTCGACGGCCCCAATAACGACCAAGTACTTGTTGCCAGCGCGACCTCCGGCGCGGCTACCATGATACTGATGGATGAACTGGTAGATATGGTGAAACCCGGTAAGCCCGATGCGCTGGTTATGTCCAAGAAGATGAGGCGCAAACTGACCGCCTTACAAAGAGCCTCCGGTGGTTCAACCGCTGCGGGCCTGATGCTGGCTGATGAGAACAAGTTTGGTATCCAGATGGAAGCTTATAACCGCATCCCCATGTATATTGATGAGTGGATGCCGGACAACATTCAGGACGGGTCAGGTTCCATATTAACCATCGCTTCCTATGATGCGTCAGTCACCCGTGCAAGCGGCTATGACAACACCGCCATCTTCGCCATACAGTTAGGTGAGGATAAAGTCACGGGTCTCCATGCGGGGGAGATGGAACACGAGAGGGAAACCTTCGTTGAGGACTACAACGCCATCGCCAACCGCTATGTGTGGTATGTCGGCCTTGCCGCTTTCAAGAAATACTCCCTAGCTGCGATGATAAATATTAACCCCGACAGCTAGTTCCCAGGCCATGCTGCTAGGGTCTGCCGATAGTTCGGCGCTGATGAGAGGAAGCAGTTAGAAAACCCCTCTCTCAAAAAGGAGACTTATTATGGTTGCAGAATATAAAGGCGCAAAATACACGGCAAAGGTGATGAACCGGAATGGTTATCACATATTCCTTCCCAACGTGGGGGATATCGCAGACTTAAAACAAAGCCCGCCCCCGAATCCCTACGCGGAGTCCTCAACTCAGCTCTATCCCCTCGGCACTAAACTGATGCAGGGGGAGAGGGTCTGGAGGTATTCCAAGAACGGCGGAACTGGACTTGACATCGCCGCTCCACTACAGTCGGCTATCGCCGTACACGCCGAGCAGAATGATGACATCGTGGTCGGTGCAGCCTCTGCTATCGGTGTTAACACCGTCACCCTGACCTCTACAGAAAATCTTGACGGTGCTCCGAACAATGAGGCCAATGCCTTTGCGGAAGGCTACCTGATTGTCAACGATGAGGCGGGCGAAGGTCAGATGTACAAGATTAAGGAGAATGAAGCCTTAGTTACTACGGGCAATTCCATTTTCACTCTCTATGACAACCTGACCATAGCCCTCACCACTTCCTCACAGGTTGGTATCATGAAGAACCCCTACGACCTCGTGATTGCCACCACCGCCGTTATGACGGCTGGCTTCGCCGGCATACCTCTAATCGCTGTCACCGCCAGTTACTACTTCTGGTCACAGACTGGTGGGCCTGCACCGGTAAATGCCAAGCAAGCAATCCCGATTGGTGACATCGTGGTAGTTGGAACCACAGCGGCTCAGGTCGATTTAATGGCCGCTTTCACCACAGAAACCATCATCGGTCATGCTATGACCCCTGCCATTGCTGACGGCGAATACTTTATGGTATTCCTGTCTGGCGACAGATAGAACTCCGGGAGGGTGGGTTCGCCCCACCCTCCCAGCCCATTAAGGGAGTGCAAAATGACATTAAATCCAGCAAGAATTGACCCTGTTCTAAAAGCGATACAAGACTGTAAGTCTCATATAGATGTTGAGTTCAAGGATGAGACTCTCAGACATCAAATGCTCGGTCAACTCAAAAGGCGATTCATTATAGATAAGGTTAAAACTCCCCTTTATTGTGCTATCAACCTTGCCGCTAAACTATATCCCAAGGCTACAAAGAGGAACACGCAGTATCACAATACGCATGTCCTGATGGATATATTCGACAGGTTCTTTGAGAATTTCATCTGTGATAGCAGGCGAGAACTTTTTGAATCAGCCCGAACTATACTACTTGCCGAAATAGAACACGATGTAGTTTACGCTTTTATCTTAAACTACTTTGCTGAAGAAATAGCGAAAGAGATTAATAACGGTAACTGGCTACCCAATAACAAAGAGTGTCCACAACCTGGAATATGGAGGGAATAATGGCAACCTTGATACCGGAAATAACAATTTCCGAGTTTAAGAAACTGTCGGCGTGTGTAATCAAGCGCATGAAAAGCTGCGAGATAACATCAGACGGCGAATACCTGGGAACTTTCCTGAGGTGCCCGACTACTTATCTTCGGGATAAAGCCGAATCAGACGCTCAGATGGCTAACTCAGTCAGTGGAGAAACACTGGAGGAAATTAAACAAGATGGCTCTGTAGAGGTAAACAATGGCTAGAAACGGCTTAGCTCATAATGAACCATATTTGTGGGATGGAAGGTATCTGGTATCCAATTCAAGATTTATGCACAGGACTGTTTACGAAAACGCATACGGCACTATTCCCGATGGTATGTTAGTACATCATAAAAATGGAATCAAGACTGATAACAGTCTAGGAAACTTGGAACTAATAAGTAAGCCCGACCACTGTAGGTTACACAAACCGAGATTAGGTTATCGTGCTCCACTAGTAAGGTATTGCTCTAGTTGCGGTAATGCTAAAAGCGAGCGAGATTTAGCCAATAATCCGCACAGGAAAATATGTTGGAAATGTGAGAAAGAGGAATACATGAGGAGGTCTACACATGTGCCCTCTATATGAGTATAAATGTCCCAATAATCACATAACGGAACGGATAAGGAAATTCAGTGACAGGGATAATCCTTGCGTTTGTGACGAGTGCGCTGAAAACGCTACCGTTATCTTTTCCACATTTCATGACCACTGGGGCTGGATGCTCACGGAAGCTAGCCACCATAAGGGAGCGAGAGACGAATGGCTCCCTGATAAGCCAAGTAATGAAACAAAGATATTCAGGGAGAAGTATATCAAGGAGGGAATATAATCATGGCAGAGAATTATCAAGAGGATGCACAGGGAAGGCAAATAAAAATAAGCCGCCCTCCGTATATTGAGATAGTACATAGGCCCTTCGCAAAGGGGGCTTTAACTGCGGATGGTACTCAATACGGCACTGAAGTTACGGGCATTACCCATACCGCTTATGTCAATGTGGAGGAGGTAACGATTCACCAACCCGCCGGTTACACGCTGGTAGAGATTGAGTTTTCGTTAGTTGGTGCCACGAAATCTAGTAGCACAGCTAAACATGTGAAGTTCAAGTGGCAAGCTGGGGATGACGGGTCGAACTATGCGAACTTAACCGCAATCATAACCCGTGCCGCCGATGCTTCGGCCTACGCAGATACTACTTATTCAGGTATATATGCGCTAGCAGGTAATTTCCTTGGCACTAGTAGTACGTTTGTCGTGTCGTTTGCGGTAACAGCGGAGGATGCGACAGAAACGGCTTCTGCTAAGATCAAGAGTTCCAGTACGATAACTTGCCGATACCAACTAGCTTAAATATTCACGGAGGAACCATGAGAATAGTATTTATTATCTATATGGCGTTGCTCTGTATCCTGATTTTATCTTTCACCTTCCCTCCACAAGAAGGTTTTGAGGGGTATAGCGATAGCGTAACAACGGAGGAACCATGCAATCAAGAACACGATTACAGATAAGAACATCTATCGGCAGACCTCTGGGGGCTATCTTCGGAACAGCGAGTGACGATGGCGATACCTCCAGTCTGATAGATACCGTTGGGCTGTATGGTGGCGATGATATCCATATCGGTAAAGAGGTCTATATATCTACCATTAATGGGTCAGCCGTTACCGAAACGGTAAGGGTATCGGATTCCGCCACTGGGGGGGACTGTACCATATCACCCGTAGCGTCAGGCGTTATTAAAGAGGATGATGTCTACGAGATGTGGCCCACGCCTTTAAGCCGTGATGATGTCAACGATGTCATTGACATGGCTATCATGGAAGCCACACGTAAAGTCCAGCCCAAGAAGCAGACCGAAGGACATTTCACCCTTGACGAAATTTTAGAATACTCTTGGCTTTCGGGCTACACAGCAGTTTACTTATTGGAGTATTGCAAGAGTATAGGCATTGAAAAGACCATCAATAACTGTGAGGTTGCATGGGACGATGAAACTAACGGGGCTAACGCACTCTCTACTCTCTATAAGGTGGAGGGGTCTTACAGTAACGCTATCACGGTATCCGCCGACGCTGGTGCCGGTGAGCTACTATCTACCGATGTTATATCATCCGTTGACCTCTCCCAATGCGATAAGGTTGAAATATGGATGCGTTCTTCTGTAGCTCTGGATGCCGGAGACATGCAGTTACATCTTGACAATACCGCCGCTTGTGCTTCTGCCTTAGAAACTCTGGATATTCCGGCGATGGATGCCAATAAGGATTATGTCCATGTTATCAGTTTGGCTAACCCGACCTCCGACACGGCCATTATCTCCTGCGGTATCTATCAGGTCTGCGATAAAGGTGCTTGTATTCTCTACGTTGACCATATCAGGGCTTATAAATCTACTTCACGTGAGTTTGTAACCTTGAACTCACAGCACTGGGATGTAGTTAGAGGTAGTGCTTCTACCATTAAACTGACCGAACTGGGACTGGCGATGGTAGGCGTAGGTAAAGAGATAAGGATAAGCGGCTACCAGATACCCACGATAATGACCGCCGATACGGACACCTGCACTGTTGACCCGGCCTTTGTCGTTTACTGGGCGATAGGCCATATGATGCTCAACCACGCCAAGTCACGGCAATTAAAGATTAATGAGCGTGCGGAATTAGGCAAGGTAAACTTCGGTAAGGCCGAACAACTACTACGTGAGATGTCAACTAACTGGAAACCCGGGACGAGGTTTGTATAATGGCAGTATATCCGAATGACAGCAGCCAGGTAATGCTCAATGAGAAGCTATACAATATAACGGACAAGGTGCGTGCGCAACTCATCTCCCAGTTCCCGGGTAAGGTAATCACTGGGGATAGTTCCTACGACAACCAACTCGCCCTCTCCCCTTGGATAATCCGGTCTCCATTCCATATTGGGGTTTTAGACATGGACGAGAAGGTTGACGCTAATATGTGCTGGTGGACTAATCTTATTACGGACTATGAAGGACATTTGACTTTGCCGAGGTTAGCTACGGAGATAAGCACCTTTAACATATTAGATGTCACGCCAACGTGGACTGCCCCAACCGCCGCCGTTGGTACGGACTGGGAAAACCCCAATAATGCGAGGGACGGGAATACAGGAACGTATGCAACCAGCAACAACCCTGGGGGTGCTACGTGGACTAATTATATAATCTTCACCCTCCCATATAAGAAATACGGGCAAACCCGATTCTGGGTAACGGGCGGGACTGGAGCTGGAGGTATTGCCGCCTTTGGAGTAGATATCAGTGATGGCGATGGCACATGGACGAATATCACCAGCGACATTCCCGCGACGGGAGAATATGTAACTATAAATCACACCGATGCCTCTTTCAGCCAGGTTAGGATTAGGGCCATAGAGGGCTCTAATTGGACATGGAGGTGTTATGAAGTAAATTGCGAAACGGCTGACGGGGCTGTTGTAGATGGAACACTCGGAGAGGCTGTTAATTTCAATGGCAATCTCTATTGGGCAAAGGGGAAACAGCTTGTCAAACTGCAAGCTGGGCGAGCTTCCTTTACTTCAATCATGGAGTTTGAAGCTACAATCACTGCCTTAGTCCCTTCTCTCAATAACCGTCTTTATATCTTTTTGGGAGACAGTTATTATTACTGCTACATGAATACCTCGGAAGCCTTTACGCAATCCAACTCTGCCAATGCCAACTGGGGTTTTCAGTATGACGATAAACTATTCAAGGTAAATACTTCCGGTGCTTGCGCTTATTCAAGTGACCCTGACGATGCTACTCCCACATGGGCTTCAACAGGGGCTATAACTGATATTGCTTCACAGATAGAAAGCTTTTTTATCGGTAAAGATGCTGATGGTGCCGACATCCCCTATTGCGCCACTAATACGCTCTTAAAAGCTCTCAGCATCCCGTCAACAGGCCTTGGTGATGCCTTGTGGGTAGATACATCTCTAAGACTTCCCAATCACCCTAACGGCGGTAAGGGCGCTGTTTACTGGCATGACGGCCATTATATCCCCTCTGGTTTGGATGTACTCAGGTATGTCACCGGCTCAACCGCCTCTATATCCAATGTGGGATTGTCTCGCCGTGGTGGACTTCCAGTGGAATACAACGGAGAGATTGTTAAACTATGTTCGGACGGCATCAATGAGATGTTCGCTTTAGTAGACGCTTCTCAGACCTCCGGTAATTCCCTGTCTGGATTGTACGCCTATGACGGGCAAGGCTGGAGATGCTGGTGGATAGACACGGCGAACAATGGGGCTATGTACGATGTTATCGTTTCTTCTGCTGCCTCAAGTTACGCTGCCTACTGGGCTGTAGGCGGGAAGGTGTATTATACTGACATCCATCGTGGTATCAGAAACACCAACCAATTACCATCTACTCAAGAATACGCCGCATCGGGGGCTTTCTATTCCCCGATATTTGACGGAGGCACGGCGGTATTCAATAAACTAGCCAAGAGGGTCTATGAGTTCGTTAAGGATGTAACCAGCGCCAGCCCCCATGACGAGACTATCGTTATCTCCTATCGGCAAGACCACACCAATACCGACATCGCTACCGGTTGGACTACACTCATAGACCTGGATGATGCCGCAACTGAGAACGGGCAACTGGAACAGCAACTAGCCTCAAACGTGGGCGTATCCTTCAATACCTTTCAGTTCAGGATACAAATGACAAGGGGAACGACAACCACCGATACCCCCGACCTATTAGCCATGATACTCGCCTACAAGAAAGACCTTGGGGATAAGAAACTCTGGTCATACTCCTTTACGATTAACCTTGACGATGATATTAATAAGGCGATGGAGAAGTACGATGATTTAATAACTGCTGCGGGGTCCGAGTTAGATATCACGTTTAATTACCACTACGATAGTGAAAGACTAAAGTATGTCTCTATAGAGGACTTGATACCCGTGACCCCCACCGGCCCTGAGTGGGGTGGGCTGGTACAGGTCAGACTCTTGGAGGTCTAATGCCAGACGTAGACGGGCAACCAGCCTCACTCCCTGAAAGGATGGTAGCCACGACACTTACTAAGTTGGGGATAGACTACACCTTCCAGCAACGATACTTAGGAGGTAGAACAGTCAAAGGGGGAGTGGTAGCTGACTTCACCCTCTTTGGATTGGGTATTATAATCTCCGTCCTTGGGGAATATTATCATTACGGTATGGACAGGACTGGGCAAGACTTGATGCAACGGACAGCCCTCTTATCGCAGCAAAACCTTTTAACCATCTTTTTAGATGAAAGCGATATAATGGATGATGCGGATTTTTATGTACGGGAGGCAATCCGCGGTATCGACCACAGTAAAGCAGCTAGAATGTAAAGGAGAGTGTTATGGAGAAGTCAGACCACGCTTACATGGGCACTTTATGGGGGCAAATTCCATTATTTCTAGCACGTCCGAGATTGCAATTAAAACAAAGGATTTGATAATCGGCTGGGTAACTATGTTTTTTTAGCCACCCATAAATACTCCCGCCTTCTTTCAATTGCAAGGCTCTGGCAGTTCTGGTTGTTCCGTTGATGTGGTCGATACTCAAAAACCCCATATTAGTTTCTCCACAACAAGCACAAACGGAACCTCCGTAAGCATTATAGGCTTCCATCCTAAGTTTCATTCGCCGCTCTTTTGCAATTTGCAAACGCTTTTCATGGTTTTTGCGATAACCCCTTCTCTGATAGGCCTTTTGTTTTTCGGGGTATTGTTCCCTGAACAATTTCGACCTCTCACGTCCACCACCATGCCAATAATAAGATTTTTCGCATTCCCTACAAGAGGGACGAAGGCCGTCAATCTTTGTTTTATCTTTAGTAAAAGATTCAATCGATTTATCTTGCCTACATTTAGTACAACTTTTTATCATAACTACACCTCTACTGTATTATATCATAAAGGGGGTTAAAACGCAATGGCAGAATACACAAGGGAAGACCACGATAGGGAAGACCACGATAAAATTACTGAAATGCACGCAGTCTTATTGGGTATTAATGGGTCGCCAGGATTGTGCCGCTTAGTGGAGAGGAATTCCAGGGCTATCTTTAAGTTGTGGTGCTGCTTCATTGTTACCGCCGTGTCAATCGGAGGTGGGGCTTTCGGTATAGTCAAAGCGGTATTAGCGGTGAACGGGGGCTGATATGTGTAAAGTAATGGAAGAAGTCAATATAAGGCGTGAACTGGCCTTAGCGGGGTTGATGGGGATAAACGAGTTCTCATCTATCCTGTTGGATAAACTTGATGAGTTGGGTTGTGACGCTGATGTTTATATAGCTGATAATGATTGCAGGGTCTATCGCAAGGACATGGTAATTGACTTCCTCAAATTAGATAAATTAGATGAAACGGATTCCCTAGAGTACGTTGCTGAAGATATGGACTGTGACGACTTCGCAAGACATTTGTTCGGCAAGGGCGTTCCTTTAGTATGGACTAACCTGCACGCCTTATCCTGGTTTATAGATATAGACGAAAAATGTGTCTACTTTATAGAGCCACAAACCGACAAAATATCAAAGAACCTAGATGGGTGGCAGGGAAATGAAATCAGGTTTTTTATAAATGTTTAAGGAGGATATATGAAATCCATTTTCAAGTCAAGAACATTCTGGGTCAATGTGATTGCTATTGTTGGAATAGTGGCTAACGAATTGTGGGGTATTGACCTTGACGGTGAAACCCAAGCCGCTTTCGTTGTTACTGTACTTGCTATAGTCAATATCGCACTAAGGGGTATTACTTCTCAGCCCGTTAAATAGCCCCACCAGAACGCACAGGATTAGCGTAAGACCCCTTGTAATAGAATAAAGGTAGTTTGCCCCTCGTGGTGTAATCCGTCTTAGTACGGGTGACATCCGAGGGGTGTTTTTTTGTCCCAAACTATTTCAAAAAGATAATTGCCGAACACTTGACAAATAGCTTTTAGTATGCTATAGTGAAGGGGTATACCGTGTTAAAAGGAGATGAAATGCCGACTAGAGATTCAGACATTTTAACCACAAGGGTTGATAATGAAACCATTAAATTAATAAAGCAGAGGTTGAATAAAAAGAAACCGACAGTAAATGCTTGGATGAACTGGGCTATTAAATTGGGGTTGAGGAGGCATGGGTAATGAATATTGGTAAGTACAAGATAGAGAGTGATTCCCTCAATGTTACGTTATCCAAGAAGGGGAAGAACAGGAAAACGGGTACGGAAACGTGGAAGATTTGTGGTTACTTCTCCAGCCCGAAGTTCGCGCTGAATCATCTGGTAAATCTTGAGGTAATGGAAACCGGCATGGCAGACATTACTACGGTAGTTCAGAAAATTGAGGAGCTACGCAAACTAATACAAGGGTTAAAATTTGATTAAGTTTCTATCTTATAGGAGGTAAAAATGTGTGAATTTATGAGTGCGGTAAAGACCCGGAACAAGTGGTATTTCTTGACCCATGAACTTATCCACAATACGCCAAGGGGAGAGATGATACAAAAGAAATACCCAGGTGAGGGTGAAGTAATCGGACACTCGGCAATAAGGGAATACTTCTCACTTGATGACAATGACGGCGAAAACTGGGAGTGTACCGACTTCTCCAGCCCCAAGAACTTCCCTGCAATAATCGTAAAGGCAATTAAAAGAGGTGATTTCAGGGGCTTTGGTTACCCCTATGGGCTATTACTTCCAAACGTTTACGATGACTACGGGGCAAAACTTAAGCTTCTGCACGATGGCCACTGGGTAAAGCGTAAACCCCTAGACGATGACTACTGGGCAAAGCGTAAGTCTCTGTACGATGACTACTGGGCAAAGCGTAAGTCTCTGCACGATGACTACTGGGCAAAGCGTAAGTCTCTGCACGATGACTACGAGGCAAAGCGTAAACCCCTAGACGATGACTACTGGGCAAAGCGTAAGTCTCTGCACAATGACTACTGGGATTTATTCGCAGACCCTAAAAACAGGGCAAAGGCATGGGGGTAAATGAATCCTCTTTATCTGGTAGTAGTAGGCTTGGCTATCTTGTTCTTTACTATACAAGGATACTTATTTGGTGAAGTATGGTGGTTGGTAATAATGTTTATACCAAGGAGATGTTGTGAAAGATAAGATGTTTGAAAGGTTTTGCAAAGAGGCTCGGTACGACCCCGACTTTGAAATGTATTTCATATTCTCTAACGGCTTTAAGCTAACAAGTAATGATACGGCTGACCTACGTGAGAAGTGGGAGAAACAGGAACTCCTCGGGCACACTAAGCATAAACTTAATATTAAACCACCGAAAGAAGGGGATGAAGAATGATGGTAAGTAAGGCTGTCGAGGAAGCAAGGATCAAATGGGGTTTTTGCCCCCGGTGCGGTCTTAACCCAAAGCACGTACTCAATATCTACCGCCATAAAGACGGTAAGTGTAAGGAGAAATGATGAAAACTAAAGTGTTTATCACCTTCATAGTAGAGCATGAGGATGATACCGACCTGCAAGATAAAATATCAGACATAACTTGGGGTAGGGAAATAGAGAATATCAATTGGGAGGACGAAGATGGCGAGTAAAACTAAAGACGCCCCTAATAAATCAAGGGCGCACACTATCTATAAATTGGATGATGGGACAAGGATTCCCGGTGTTACTACTATCCTGAATTCAGTATTGAACAAACCGGCCCTTGTCGCTTGGGCCAACAGACTAGGGCTTCAGGGGATTGACAGTTCCAAGTACCGCGATGAAATGGCAGACATCGGTACACTTGCACACCAGATGATAGTGGATTATTTTAATAAAGTCGAAACGGATACCACTGATTATTCTGAAAACCAGATAGACCTTGCCGAAAATTGCCTGCTGTCATTCTGGGAATGGGAAAAGGGGCATAAGATAGAAGTCATTATGGCAGAGAAGCAGTTAATATCCAAAGAGTATAACTTCGGGGGTACCATAGACTGCTTTTGTAAACTGGATGGCCAGTGGACATTACTTGATTTCAAGACGGGGAAGGCTATTTACCCCGAAATGTTTTACCAGTTAGCTGCCTACGAGCAACTACTAGCTGAAAATGGGCGGCTGATTGAAGTAACTAGAATACTTCGCATAGGGCGGGATAAGGATGAGGGATTTGAGGAACAGTTAGTAGCTGATACCACCAAGCACTTTGAATTATTTAAGCATTGCCTAGCGATATATAATCTCAAGAAGGATATAAAATAAAGGAGGAAGAAGATGGAAGCTAAAGTGGAAATACAGAAGGATTATATTGACCATGTGGTAGCTGCTGCAATGATAGAAGCGTTAGGCGACAAGGAGGCCATTATAGAACGTGTCGTGCTCGCAGCTATGGAGCAAAAGAAGGATAACTATACTAACGAAACATTATTCATGGCATCAGTGAGGGATTCTGTCCGAGAAGCGGCCAAGGAGTCATTCCAAGAATGGCTTGCCGAAAATAAGGATAGCGTGAAAAGGGCACTCAAAAAATACTTATCTACTAAAGAGGGAATTGTTGATAATTTAGTGAAACAAGTAATGACTGGACTTATTGACCATGTAAGTGTAAGTGTCAAATTACACAGTGATTATTAAAGGAGAAAAATATGCCTAGTTTAAACAAGGTCACAATTATTGGTAATGTTGGCAAGGAACCTGAAATGAAGTTTACTCCGAGTGGTAAGCCGGTGACTTCTTTTAGTGTAGCTGTCAACGATAAGTACGGCGATAAGGAAACCACAGAATGGTTCAATGTCGTAGCTTGGCAGAAACAAGCTGAGGCTTGTAACCAATACCTATCAAAGGGTTCACTGGTCTATGTCGAGGGCAGACTACAAACAAAGTCGTGGGATAGTGACAACGGAACTAAATACAGGACGGAGTTAATCGCTGAAAGGGTGAAATTCCTAGAGAAACGCAAGCAAGATGAAGTACAAGAAACAGAAGATGGTGAGCTTCCCTTCTAAAATGGTACTTGACATTACACCAGATTATTACACAAGGAGATGATATGAATAAATCAGAATCAACAAAGGAAATAGCGGCAGCATTAGCTAAAGTTCAAGCGGTCTTAAAAGGGGCGGCAAAGGATTCCGTCAACCCGTTCTTCCACTCCACGTACGCTGACTTAGCATCTGTGTGGGAAGCCTGCAGGAAACCCCTATCAGACAACGGACTATCGGTAGTACAAACAACGGCAGTCGGTGAGGGGCATGCCCTGATAGTAGAGACAACTCTACTCCATATAAGCGGTGAGTGGATAAGCGGCCAGATGCCTATGCTCTTAAATAAGCAAGACCCACAGGGGATAGGGCAAGCGATAACTTATGGGAGAAGGTACGGGCTATCAGCTATAGTAGGTATCTGCCCTGAAGATGATGACGCTGAACCGGAGAGAAAAGAACCGCCCAAGAAAACGGTAAAGAAAACCGAACCACCTGAATTTAACCTTGATTTGATGGAATCCAGCTTGAAACGATTGGGCGAAGCAAACCCTGAAAAGTGGGGACACACCGTAGTGGCTGGTAAACTTATGAATTTAGGAGCCAGGGGTGATACCATGAGAGACCTGCTGTTTACTTTAAGTAACGTAGGTCGAGACAAATTAAGTAAAGCAGTTAGTACGGCACTGGCAGGAGTTCAAAATGTTTGAGGTATGCAAGAAATGTGGTGGTCAAGTAATGCGGCATAGTGACGGTGAAATCCGGTGCTTTCAGTGTAGTGAGGAACCACCCTGGATTAAAGAGCAGTACAAAAGGGAATTAAGAACATTGATCAATAACAGCCGTCAATCGGAGTTAAGTAAGTTAGTTAAAGGAGGTTAATACAACTGAATAGTGCTGGTGTCCTGTTTTATTATTATAACGGTCATGCCGGGTAGATGTTTACCTGGCCAGCACAGCGTGAAGCGCTCACCACTGACAGGCAGTAAAACCGTGCCAGCAAATAAGCCCCTACCCGAATTAAAAGGAGTAATTATGAACTGCATCCATAAATGCCCAGGTAGTGTACCACAATCAAAGCCTCGCTCTGAGAGAAGATTTCCTACAGACTTCTATTACAGAACGCCTTGCCTTTATTGTAACGATTATCAAGAGGATGGACCGGATAGGATTAGACTTCTCGGAAAGACTGTGGTACAATTAACTAGAAAGGTAGAAGCCTTATCGAGTGTTAAGAGAGTTATGCCATCGTATCCTAAAGAGAAAGTAACCTATATTATTAATACTAATAAGTAAAAGTAAGGGATTATAAGGGATTTGTTGCAACGTTGCAACAAATGTGTTATAATAGAGTTAGGAGGTTGCGATATGAAGGATTACAGAGTGATAACAATAGTACCTAAGCTGAAGAGTGAGTTGAGGCAAAGTGGGAAGAGGCATGTATTCACAGTAATTGATGAAACCGATGTCCGCTACACTTGTTTCAACCGATATCTTTACGAGGCTATTCATGAGGGGAGGAGTGTCGGTGTTCGGATAGAGAGGGCTATCATCGTGGAGGTTGTAGGATTTATACCCGAATATCCGCCTCGCGAGCAGAAAAAACCCATCAATAGAGCTGAAGCAGAACTATTTGATATTATGCAAGACAACGGGTGGGAACTTTCTAAGAAGGGATGGCCGGACTTTGCCTGCTTCAAGGATGGTAAACTGGTATTGATAGAAGTGAAGCCTAAGCGAAGCCATAGGCTTAAATCTTGGCAGCATAAATTGATGCTTGAACTTGCCAAACATGGGATTAGGTGCTACAGGTGGTCTCCCGATGGTGGGTTTGAACCCATTTGCGCAAATGTAAAGTTCCCCATAGATTTACCATGAAAAGAATTTTACCACACTCTGTCAAGCCCCGAATGTCCAAGTGAATACAGGCGGATTTAGCCTCATGTTAGTATTGTTAGTAATTGTATGTTTGTTGTTTGTAATTGTTAGTAAATTAGGTCTATGTTAGTATTGTTAGTATTGTTAGGAGAAATTCATGCCTAATATTGAAACCACACGGGTTGAAATTACAAGGTTCGCTATAGAGGCTTGGATGCGGAATATTGCCACTGGCGAGTTTCATTATAAGAATGTCCTGGGGTTAGAGAGGGTTCTAACCCCCAAGGAAGATAATAAATTAAGGGGTATTATATTTGAACTATGCAAGGCAGGTGTGTGTGAGTCTGTCGGGCGCAGGGATGGTTGGTATAGAACAGTACAGGAACTAGAAAAGCCTATCCAATGGCAAAAAGTTGAAGCGCATAAGGATTCAGGTCTCATACTGCCATTTAATTTAAGGAAGTATGTATTTATTTACCCAGATTCCGTTTCTATAGTTGCTGGTTCCAAGAGTTCCGGCAAGACAGGCTTTTTGTATAGAACGGTGGCTTTAAACATGAATAGGGTAAATACGATATTACTTTCTAATTTGGAAGGTGGTGTTGGGATGCTCAGGGATAGATTTTCCGAGATGGATATAGAAATACCCGACCCGGCCCCGTTCCAACTATTTTATGTAACGGATAATTTTCAGGATTATATTAAGGAAAGGGATTCGCTTTACGTTATAGATTATATAGACGCACCCGAAGGCATTGACTTCTATCTTATTGGGGCAGCCGTGGCAAAGGTGGAAAGAAAACTTCAGGGGTTAAATTCCGTGGCAGCTATAGGTTTGCAAAAGCCCGCAGGCAGGGATACGGCGTTTGGAGGCGACCAAACCTTAAAAGTGGCAACACTCTATATCGCTATGGATAACGCGAAGCTAAAGATTGTCGATGCCAAGGTAGCCGCTGATAAGAAAATCCACCCTCGAAACATGCAATGGAGTTTTACTTATGAGGATGAGGGCACCAGATTTAGTAATATAATGCCATTCTTTGGAGAATAGGAGGTAAATATGATTAATAGGGGATTACCGCCATGTTGCCAACCCGATAGCGACTGCGCTGATGAGATACGGGCAGGCAACCCACCACCTTGTAAGAAACAGGGGATTAAATCATTCAAGACCTGGAGAGAAATGATGTCATATGTGGGAGGATTGCCTCTCAATGTGGCCTACACCCTTAAATCAGACCTACCCAACAAGGGTGATTATAGCGTGGGGGTAAGTAATGACTGAATTACGCAAATCAGTGAAGTGATGAAGAAAGTTAGTCCTTGCAGTAAATGTAAAATATTATTTAAGTCTTGGGCTACTTGCCAAAATTGCAAGTATTTTAATCCTAATCCCGCAGTTATTATAACCGAAACGGGACTGGAAATAACAGCAAATAGAGAGGCCAATAATGGATAAATTGGACCCTAGGTTAGTAGAACGGGTGGCAGAGATAATTGCCAAAGCTATCATGGCTGATATAATTGATGCCCGGCTTGGCTCAGATATTTATGCCAAAGAAATCATCAATGAAAAAGAAACAAGCGATATACCCTAAAGAATGTGATGGGGGTTACGCTCTTAGAGAACATTTTGGCCCCCCTCCTTTATACAGGAATCATTAAACAATAAGGAAAAGGCAAGGAGGAAAAGATAATGAATAGCTTACAGGAAGGGTTCGGAGATAAGGATATTAGAAATAAAGATGTTACAATGGATTGTACTATATGTAAGGCTGCAATACGTCAAGCTGTAATTAAAGAGATTAAGGAGGAGTTGGAGGATGAAATGCACTACGCAGGGGTTACAGCACATATCAGATGGATACCCTGTAAGGTTTATCTCAATTACTGGAAAGGTAAGGGGGTATGATGAAAGTAACTTACGACAAAAAAG